GACATCGCTCCAGCTGTTGAAGCTGTAGCCATGAAGCAATCCTGTCCTATCGAGCATGGTCATGATTTCGTCTGCTACACGCTTATATGCGTCCCATCCTACTTCACTTGCTATCTCAACGTCTCCATAGTTGACTCTTTCTACTCCGAACTCGCCGGAATCTCTGTCAACCATTCTTGCTATTGGTGGTGCTATCTCGGGTGTGCATGTAAAGCCGTCTAGGTCTCTACTGCGATAGCTACAGCTGGCAGTGGGTGCAATAGCAAACGCCCTTACCATATTGTTATTGTGTGCTACTTGAGCCGCTTCAAAAATCGCCCTATCCAACGCAGCGGCTGCCATGCCTGCTTCGTTACTGGCGGAGTGACCAAGGTTAATGAGCCTAAGTGCTTCTCCAAAGTCTTTGTAGCTGATGTTGTATCTTCTGAGGAAGTTGGCAAGACCGAGCACTCCGAGCCCAACCTGTCTGTCCACTTCTGGGGTAAGGTACTCTCCAGATTCTCCAACACCTGTCCGGCCATGGAGATCACACAACTCGGACATGCCTGATACGAAAGCCTCTTGTAGGTTGTCGAGAGTACAGGAACCGAGATTGACATGCTGTAACAAGCAAGTTCCACGTGAGGGCAAGTATACTTCAAGGCAGACGTTGCCATAGATACGCTCCCCGGTATTGGGGTCGTGTTTGATTTTGTTGAGCCAGATGTCTCCTGATTTGATTCCATAAATTAGTGCGTCCTTTGTATCTTGACTTGCAAATGCCCACATCTCATCGTCGATGTCAACACATCTCTTGACCCAAGGTAACTCAGATCTTGTTGCTGTTATAAAGTCTACCACATCTGGGTGTGATAGATCTAGATGGAGTACGATGGCTCCGTTCTTGTAAGCTCCACCTCTTCTCAAGGTTTCATTTAGAGCTGAATATATTTTGCCAAAGCTGACTGGGCCAGTAGCCACAAGTCCTTTGTCATTTGTATGTCCGGCTGGTCTTAGCTTAGACAGGTGGATTGCACAGCCTGCACCAAATCGTAGTGCATGACTTGCGAACCTCCAGCTAGCTTCGATGCCGTTTGGACCTTCCATGCTGTCTTCAACAACGAAGGTTGTGCATGATACAGGTAGTCTTGATGTAGGATCATCTATCCAAGACTGTACCCGTCCAGTGCGGGAGATTAGTTCTGGCATTTTAAATAATAATACTGTTTTCTATTAAGTCTTTGAGTGCATTAGTTAATGCGAAGTTTTGTCTTTGTAAAGCAAGGAAGACGGTTACAACGTCCTCCTTCTTATCATAATGTTTACGTAAGTTATCTTCAATCACTCTCATCTTGAACTGTTGCTCCATTGTCAATAGCAAAGGCTTCTTGGGGCGTCCAGAGTTTGGGTGTTTGTTTCGTGGTATCATAGTCATCTATGGTAAGTATTCTGGCTAGCCTTGCATTCAAAAGGGCGTCGTCTTCGGTCAGTCCTTTATCTGTAAATGCTTTTACAACTGTTGACCAGCTGTAGCCTTCTTTATTGAACAGTGTCTCTGCTCTCTTGACTCCGATGCCCGGTACTCCACTGTAGCCATCAGTCTGATCGCCAGCTAGTGTTTGTATCAAGTGCCACTTAGCACCCTCTTCAGCGGTGATGTCTTTAGAGGTGTCGAGGTCATATAGTTTGCCGGGTATCTGTCTCATGTCTTTGTCAGGTGAGACAATAATATTACCGGGGTGTTGTGTAGCGTAGATGCCCATAGCATCGTCAGCTTCCAACTCTTTCATAATGATTACATTGTATCCTATTTTAAGGCTAGAAATAACCCGTTTATAGCCACAGGGCTTTTTTCTGTTTCGATGACCTTTGTAATCTGGAGAAATTTTTTTCCTAAAATTTTTAGTGTCTGAAAAGAAGAGTATTGGCTTGGCAAATCCGCCAAAATGAGAGGTTATCTTGTCAATCTCTGTTGTAACTGCTTTGTAAGCGTCACTAAAGTTAGATGTAACAAATATAACGTCTTCCCCGTAGTCTATTTCTGTTTCACAGGCTGCACAGCATTTATATACTATGAAGTCTGCATCTATTAGTATGTTCATGGTGGTTTTAGTGTACGTCAGCCCAAGTTTGTCCAATCTTAGCTTCTGCTGCGATGGGGCATCTTAGGTGGTAATATTCGCCTGCCATTTTGGCTGCAAGCTCTAGCCATTTTGCAAGTTGTTCACAATCACGCCTGTAACACTCATAGTTCAGTTCGTCATGTATGAACGACAGCTGGTGACCGTCAGGTGGTAGGCACTCGTTTATGGTGACCATCCATCTCTTGGCGATCGTCGCTGCTGATCCCTGTAGGAGGTAATTGAGAAACTTATGCCCTTTGTCAATGCCGATACGCCTACCGTCGATGGCGTTTGCATAACCTCTTTCACTACGTGTCTTACAAGCCTGTAACAGCTCTGCAAGACCCGGAATGGCAGCAACATAAGCTTTACGTATATCCGCTCCCTTTTGTGCAGCGGCTTCTTCGGATAGTAACTTATCAAAGCTTCTACCTAGTTTGATGTTCCCTGCCCCGTAAAGGAAGGCGTAGGTAACAGTCTTAACTTGTCGACGGGTAATTCCGATTCTATCGGCATTGGTTTGGTGTATATCTCCTGTTGTAAGGATTCGAGCATAACGTCCTTGATCGTATCTGGCGAGGTAGTGGGCGAGCATCCTGAGCTCAATGCCACTAAGATCGGCAGAGACCAGAACTTTAGTAGGTGTAGCCGTAAATAGTTTTCTAAATCTTTCGTCACTTGGTACTTGTGCTAAATTTGGTTTTCTGTGTGCACATCGAAATGTGTTAGTTGCGACAGAACAATGGTGATGTATCCTGTTACACGTCGTAACAAGCTTCTGCCATGCGTTCACGCCTTCCGAGATCATCCCCAATTTCTTGGTAATATCGAGACATCGAAGAAACAACTGGGCTGTCTCCGACCCAATATCCTTTAATACAGTCTCGTCCACGACGGGCTTCCCTGTCGCTGTCATCTGTGTCGGTTTCCAGTTTTCGTGTGTCTTCAGTATCCATGCTATGTGATCTCGTGAGGTGGGGTTAAGTTGTTTAAGTTTTGTAAATGGGCATCCTTGTACGTACCCTTGTGTCCTGTTATTTCGCTTAGGTGTAAACACTGCTCCGCTAACGAAGCCGTATTTTTTGCGTAGTAAGCCTGTAGCTTCTTCCAGCTCTCCTCTGAGAGTTGACTCGAGTTCGTAGGCTGCTCGTTGGTCGAAATACCATCCATGTTCTTCTTGTCGTTGTAGTATGTGGGCGACTTGGTGTTCTAGTTGAACCCAGTCAGGTAGGGTTGGAAATGTTGGCATAGTTTATTAGTAACAATAACGTCTTGTTCGCAATAGTCCTCCATCTCCTTGCTCCATTCCAGCCAGTCGGAAGTCTCTCCAAAGTTCCCCTTGTATTCTCCCAACCTGTAGCCGTATGACTCCAAAGAGTGGCGACCATACAGTTTGGTAGGCATACCTGTGTGCTGTGCGTTTCTGTCGGTATTCAGCATGTCAGCGTGGTATAGCCTTGATAGTATAAGTGTATCTACAATCACACCCTTTGGTTCAAAGAAAGGGTAGATGTGTTTTATCACTGGCAAGTCAAAGCCAATGATGTTGTGTCCTATAATAGTATCAGCAAGTTCTAGATACTGAACTCCTCTGAGTATAGGGTCTGTCTGTCCTGTGTCGTTGTACCTTGTGATCTCACCTGTGTCATAGTCCATTGTAACTAGACAGTGGATCTCTTTATGCCTTGCTGTTATTGGCGTTGTTTCTAGGTCGAACAGGAGGGTAATAGGTTTTGTCTCTGAATTGTGCTCTTTCAATATCTGTCTCCGTAGGTGGTTCGGGTCTTATCAGTCTAGAAGTCGACTGTTGGGTCAAACTCTGGCTGTTCATCTTTCGTAGTTTCATAAAAATTGCAAGTGGATAAATCGTAGGTCAATCTTGTAGCGACTCCAACCTCGCCAGAATATCTGTTTTTAAGAACTCTAACAGTTGTAACATTGTTAGCATCTTCGCTTTGTTGGTCTCTCTCCAGAGCGATGACCGTATCGCTAATTTGAGAGATAGAATGAGACCCTCGTAACTGTCCAAGGGATACACGGCCTCCTTCTTCGTGTGAATTATTGTCACTGTTACTCCTTCGTAAGTGTGATACTAAGTATAATGTAATACCTGTGCGTTCTACCAGACTCCTTAGTCTAGTCATGGTAGAGTCGATCATACGTCTTTCATCGCCGTCAAGTCCTGACAGCAATATGCTTAAGTGGTCTAGGAATATAACACGACATTCCAGTCCACTGGCAAGGTATTCGATCCTGTTGTAAATAACATCCGGGTCAAAGCTACCAAAGCCATCGAAAAGATATACGTTCCAATTAGCAAGCGTATTATTGAAATAATCGGTGAGTTCATCTGTATCGTGTTCTCCAATGTGTAGTGCTTTACCTACAGCAGCTGACATCAAGCCAAGTGCTGTACGTTTGTTGTTTGCTTCAAGCTCTAGTATACCAACAGTCTCTCCTCTTTCGCAGAGTCCTGATGCTATCTCTCTTACAAACGATGTCTTACCACTACCTGTACCGGCAGTGATAGTCACAAGTTCGCCATACCTGATGCCATGTAACATGTCGTTCATACCCTTGAATGGGTAGTCCCATACTGCTGCTTCTGTAGGTTGTGTAACCACGTCAAGCATGTTCTTACCATCAACTATACCGTCTGGTCTGTATGGCTTGGCATCCCAGATGGCTCGTCTGATAGCGTCAGAATCCCCAGCTTGGAGAGCATCTGAAGCATCTTTATAGTTGTCAAGTCTAGCAACCTTGACCCTGCCTGATGGGAGTATTCCCGAGGCAAGTTCAGTGGCCTTACGCCCTGCGTCATCGTTGTCGAAGAAGAGGACGATCTCTTGGTATCCCTGCAAGAATGGGATTTGTTTTTGTAAGTCTTTCTTGGCACTTGCCGCACCATGAGGTAGGCTGACCATCGGCCAACCTGACATAACCTCGTAACAAGAGGCGGCATCTAGCTCTCCCTCAGTGATAACAATTCGCTTGCCACTTGTAGGAAATAGGTGTTGACCAAAAAGCGTATCTGTAGATCCTCCTTCGTAATGGAAGTCTTTTGATTTAGTTTTGATTTTAAAGCCAACAACTGTCCCATCTGATCCATAATATGGGAAACGTAGGGTGTTACCATATCTATAGATTCTGTAGAAGTTGTTGGTTCGTTCGCTGATTCCTCGCTTTTTAAGGGCTTCGGCTTCTCCGAGGAATCTTGCTGTTGTTGTTCTGTCATTTGTCATTATGGGTGTAGTATTGTCCCCGTCTGCTGGGGTGTATGTCTGGCACGAGAAACAGAACGTGTGTCCGTCAGAGTAACGTGAGTTAGCATCTGACGAGCCACAGCTAGGACATGGTTCATGTGCCACAAATTCTGATTCTGTGTTCATGTTAACCAATCTATGGGGATTGCGTGTACTGCTGCCCACTTGATGCCGTGCTTTTCACACCATTGGGCATATGTTGTCTTGGATTTCTTGCTGATCTTATTGAACGGAGCTTGAAATACCATACGCAAGTCTATATCTGGATTGTCTCGCACGACAGCTAGTATCTTGCGTCTATCGGCGGCATCCCAGAAACCTTTGGCTTCTAGGTATATGCCATTGGGTAATATAAAGTCAGGATTGTAGTGATGCTGTATTACATACGAGATCTTGTGTGTCTCATACTCATACACCACACCAATCTGCTCGAGAAGATCGCCGACTTGCTTCTCTAGCTTAGACCTAAAAGTCCTCTTCTGAATCGTCATCTTCAGCTGGAGGTACAGTCACAGGTGCAGGGGCTGATGTCTTGAAGCCTTCAGTAGTACCGAACATGTCGGCTACTGCTTCTTCATCCATGCTGTCTGTATCAACAGCAGCTCCTTCTCCTACAGCTACGACTTGCACACCAAGTAGCTTAAGACTACTACCATAGGTGACTCCATCTCTGAGGATATAAGGCTTCTGAAAGAAACCAAGCTTAACTGTAGATCCGCCATACAATGGTGTCTTCTTATCTGTGATAGGTGTTCCCTCGGTGTCGACTACGCCGGGTCTCTTGTCCTCTCCCCACGAGAACTTAATTTTATATTTACCTTCAGCTACCTCTTCCCATGGTGTTGGCTTGAGTGTAGCTCTCTTTGGGTTCTTCAACTTGGACTGTGCCCATGTAAGGACAGCTTGTCTCTCAGTCTCAAGTGCGTCGATTACATCTTCGCCAACAATAGCAGCGAGTGAGTAACCGAACTTACCGGGTTCAAGTATGGCTTGGAAGCCTTCTAATTTAATTTCGTCAGTAACGTGTACGTTCTTGGGCATTTTAGCAAAAAAAGTAAGTTGATTCAATAACCGTCTCAGGCTGTAAGTCGCCTATGATCGGTGGTTCTGTCTCTGCTCCTATCTGTAGAGCAAAGTCACGGAGGTAGTCATGTTCTGCAAAGAGAATCATGTACTTCTCCCTTATTATAGCAGATAATTTATCCATGTCGCAACATCTGCTTAACACACTGTCATGAATTAGTGCGATTGGTTCATCAAAACTACGCACAGCGAGGTGTAAGAGTGATGCGTCAAGACTATGTATCAGGTTGGGTGCAGTGGCTGCCTTGTGCCTACTGAGATCGACGTCGTTTGTCTCATCTGTAGCAACACTAAGTTGACATCTGCCGAGAAGTTGTAGGTCTAGACGTTCTACTTTCTTCTTCATAATCCGTTGCTTAACAACGAAGCCTGATGGTGTTGTCCATTCCACGTAGTCTGCTCCACGCTTGATAGACTTAGACACCTCTGTCTCGATCCATTTCATAACTGACATCGGCCCGGGCACGATCATGTGCATGGCTTCACGTACAGCTTTGACAATGGTGGTGAGGTCATCTTTATCGACCTCTACACCTTTCTCTTGTAGTGCTTCTTTGATGTAAGATCTGTTAGAAAAAGGTTTAGCATTGTAGGGTATAGTCATAACTGTGCGTTTCACACATTTCCTATCCCATACAGGGTGTACACTGGTTGGAATCCCTAAGCTTAGTGCTGTCTCTGCCACTTTAGCGTAAGCATCTTGCGGCTTATCAGAGGGGACGACATTGACCAGTGTAGCTGTGGACTTATCCCGAGCCAGACCAGCAAGTATTTGCAAGCCTGAGCATGTAGCGTCGGTGGCCACGGGTAGTGATGTAGTATGTCTATCACACTTGATACAACAGTGGTAGTACTCATCACAGGCAGCTAGAAACTGCCAAGGTTCTTCTGCAACCTCCCACTCACCTAAGAAAGCAATGGGATTGGTTGCGACAGCTGAGACAAGTGAGACATTATCTCTTGTCCACTCAAGTCTCTCTTCCATAGTAGCTTTGTCAAGACCATAACTGGTAGCAACTTGGAAGGCAAGCCATTTCTCAGACACAACATCTGCTTCATCAGCAAACTGTAACAAACTTTTTCCAAAGTCTGTGTCTTGTGGTGTAAGAAAGGCGGGTATAGGGTATGCACGACCACGGTAGTCGAAAGACCAAGGTATGTAGAAGACATTATCCTTGTAACGACGTACCGCTTCCATGGTCATGCGGGTGCGACAGGATCTCTTGAACTCTGCTGCTCGCTTATTCATTACTTCTGCCGCTTCCCTACGATACCTCTTACGGGATTCTTTGTTTTCTGCTATGTCGTACGGCTTTGGTGGCAGTTCGTAATTTATGATTGGGAGAAACTTTCCAATACTTATTCCCCTGTCTTCTAACAGCATAGCGACATTGACTATGAACGGGTTTAACCGATATTTTACCTGTTGTATTTTGTTGAGAAAAGCTATAGGTATTTCCCCCTGTATACGGGAGGGATCGCCTCTACGAACTAAGTCGTGACCTTGCATTAGCTCATTTAACATATAGCCACCGGGTGAGTCGTTAGTCCAGTCCTTCGGAGGTATCAACATAGGCCACGCAAGCGGTGAAAAAACCTCTGCATTTGCCATCACCTGATCCTTGATGTCCATAAACTCAGCAGTTGGTGCTATAAATACTGTAGTCTTACGACCTGTACGCATACGCTGCTTGTAAAACCAACCACTTGCTTGCATAATACAGTCAAGTAGCCATGCACCTAGCTTGATACGTATAGCTCTACCCCATGGTGTCCATTGTTTGACTCCATATCTGTTCATCAACGTCTTGATAACAGTGAGTTTCTGCTGTGTACCTATTGCTCTGTGCCAATAGTTTTCTTTAAGTGTTGCCAGTAATGCTGGTGCGTTCTCTTCGTAGTGTCGCATGTTACATTCGTCTTCGATAGCCCTACCAATGGCTTCGCAAACATTCGTTGCAATGTTACAACCTTCCTTGTAACCGAACACTTTATCAAATGTAATCTTACATGCAATACTAGCCGCAGCCAAGGGCTCGATTGTAGCGAGATATATGTGTATGTCCTTGAACGCTGCTCCATATTTACCCTGATGTATCTTGGTATTTGTCGTAATGATCTTGTCAACCACAAGTGGCAACAAAGTTTGTAACGAGGCTATACCATATATACTTGCAGACGCATAGTTTTGTTGCTCTAACTTGAGTGTCTGATCTCTAAGACGCTTGAGTCCCTGAGAAATCTGTGTCCTCTCCAGCTGTATCTGCTGGTCTATCTGCTCTGGTGTAACATATGTCATCTAACTGGTCTCGTATCTGGTTGTATAGGTGTTGGTAAACCTCACTGTAATGTGGGTGTGATTTTGGTAGCATATCTAACGCCTGTTTTTCATAAGTGTAGACGTCATCACTTGGGATAAAAGTTTTCTTTGTCATTGTCTGTGATGTATTGCTCTGGTTTAAGGTGTTGTATGTGATCGTGTGTACATACTATGAGTTCATGCTCTTGTCCAGCTAACAACTTTTTCAATCTGCGACCAGCTGCGTCTGGTCTGATGTATGTGTACTCCTTGACTTTGCCAGTCACGCAGTGTTTTGTACGGATAATAATATCGTATGGTGGACTGATAACCCAACCATTCATCTTCCAGTCCATGAGGTCATCATACTCTATGCTCTCGAACCATTCGGCAGGGCATTTGGATATTTTATTCCACTGGTTGGGGAAGTATTTCTTTGTCATAAGGTCTGTAACGTCTGTGTGGGTTTGCGTGTTTGTCAAGATACACGTCCTTGAGGGTGGTGTCATACCACTCCTTTGCCATAGTCTCTGCTCTGTATGCAGCTTCTATGTCATCTGATGCCATCAGGCAGAAATGTTTGCCGCAATCGGTGTCGGCACAATAGTAGCGGTAAAGTGGTGTCATGGTCGTGATTGTGAACGTAGTTTTTTAATTAAAGATTTGGTACGGGCTTTGGCAGCCTGTATCATTCGTGGTTTCTTCTTGTACTTGGGCGGCTTCTTGCTGTGGTGCTGCCAGTTGGGTGTTGTCATAATAACTCCAATGTCGTGTAACCCCTGCAATAATGAAGCAGTTAGTTACCATAGTTAAAGCTATAACTACAGCTTCGTACGGGTATAGTTTTCTTTTCTTCATTTTGCAATGTATGGGAATTGTGGTTCATCAGGATAGTACCAATCACACAATGCGTACTCGAGTGAGTTGCAATGATTCTCGGCATACTTCTCTGCTTGTTCTTGGTTATACACTATACCTGAGTCAACCTCGACCTTGATTAACATATATAGTGGCTTGATGGGTGCATCATACATAGGCGTCTTGAGTGAGGCATCTACCATCTCTTGTGTAATCTTTTCTGAGCTCCAGTCTATCATTACAAGTACCCCGCTATCTCACACCCGGGCTCGTCGTAGAACCACGAGATGGATACGTCAGGATACTGCTCTCTGAGTGCATGACATATGGATTCTGGCGGACACCATGCTGTATTAAACTCGATCTCTGTACATTCTGGGTCGTCATCTGTGACACATACATCATATGCGTCCCACTTTGTACCCCAGTTGTACACACGCCAGTCATACCATCTATCGTCTTGCTTGTCAGTTGATCTGAACCTCAACGACTTGCCGTATGCTGTATCAACGTATTGTGGTAACTCGCCAAGCTTGCCCTTTGGTTTATCCCAATCGTACTTGGGCATATCACTGGACATAAGTGGCGTGTTCTCCCAGTCTGGTTCTGGTATGATCTGTGTAAAGACATTCTCATCTTCAAACATTTGTTTGATCTTGGCTACGTCATGCGTGTTAGCTGAGTAGACTGTAACTCTATTGTGGCAGTGATTTGGCATAATTATTTGTTGTATCTTGCTTGTATTTTAACATAGTTTGGGTTGCTTGCACCTAATTCTGGGTCATCTGCAATCATATGTAATACTTCTTGGATGAACTCGTTCTCGTCTTTGCTGATACCTACAATTCTGCCTGCTTTGCCTGACTTTTTAGCGGCTGGCTTCTTGGCTGGTACAAGACCTTGCTTTGCTTTGGTAACTGCTGGTGCATCTTGCTTCTTAGCAACTGGCTTCTTGATAGATGCTTCTAGTGCTGCAACCTGTGCTGCTGCAATAGCTGCGTCTTGCTTGGCTTGTTCTGCTGCTCTCTGCTCTGGTGTAGTAGAGAAGTCATATACTGGTAAGTCTGATTTGTTTGATGTTGTCATGGTGGTTTTAATAAATGATGGTTTACGTGATGGTATGCGTAGATAGTTACTAGCTAGCCACGGCTTGGTGTTGAGGTACTGCTTGTATGCAGTGATAGTGTCGATAGTAGTGTCGAACTTGATAGACTCTGGCATGGCACGAGTAAAGGAGTTGTCGTGCATACATACAACAGCAGCGTCATGGATAGGCACGTCAAAACAACGTGCATAGATATGCTGTGCTTGTAACAATACGTCTTGGCAAGTGTGAATCTTGTTGTAACGTAGTGTGTACTCTTTGCATAATGCAAGACCGTGACATATGAGCCATGCAAGATTGTATTGGTTGGCGGCAGCCCACTGTGTGCATGGATGGTTGCGGAAAGCACCATGTGCAGTACGATATGGTTTGCCGTCTGATTTGTACAGTTTGCCGACGCCGTAGTACCAGTCGCTGTATATGATTGACAGCATCTGGCAAGTCTCGAGTGGCATCTTGACAATGTGCTTGTCGGGTAGGTTGCGAGCTGACTGTACTGGGCAGCTGTCTGTA